TTTAGAAATCAAACCACCTTTTTCAACAGTTTGTTGACGGTTCTTGAGAGCTTCTTCAGATTTTGCAATTTCTATGGAAATGCTCCCAACAACAGCAGACAGAAATTTAGCTAAACTGGGTGTGAGATTTGGTGCAAACCAAGCTAAACTTGAATATTACGCTAATTCAATAAAAAACTTAGAAGAAGCTCTCAAGAACCGTCAACAAACTGTTGAAAAAGGTGGTTTGATTTCTAAAACTCTGTCTAAATACTTCTCTAAGGAAAATCCTGAGACTGCTCTGCAAGAGAGGTTAGATTTTGCTAAAAAAGAGTACGAAAAAGCCTCCCAAAACCATGACAATCTTTTAGATTGGATTGGTCAAGACTCTGGAGATGCTGCAGAAGCTGTCCAAGAGGTTATTTCAGATTTCTCTCAGATTGGGTATGCGTTAAATCTCCACAGAAAATCTGGGGAGGCTATGCTAGATGAGCATAAAATTTTTAGTAGAACTAACCCTTATTCTCTAAGTGAGGATGCTGCCCATGCTCTTTATGAGTTAGAGGCAGGAGAAGTTGAAGCTCGTCTCACTATGGATAGATTAGATTTGACAGCAGAAGATCGAAAAAACTATTTCCCCGGAGACTATGATCCATCTCCTAACCAATTTACCAAAGAAGAATTCAATGACTGGTTTGGTGAAGTAATTTCTAAAGCAAGGATGCAGAAATACGATGAATGACCCAGTTAGCGGTAATCCTGTTCCTCCGGGAGCAGCCCCTGAAGAAGTTAGAGACGATATTGACGCAAAACTAAGTACAGGTGAATTTATTGTCCCTGCAGATGTTGTGCGGTATATTGGTGTAGAGAAATTAGAAGCCCTTATCAACAAGGCGAAAGAGGCTCTCGCAGCCACTTCGGCAGACCAAGAAGAGCTTCCTTTCCCTGTAAATGAGTTGCAAATGGCTGATGGAGCAGCCCCTGCCCCTGCACCGACAGGAGAGCCTCTTAAGATGGCTGCAGGAGGCCTTGTAATGCCCCAAGAAGAGCTTCCTCCGTGGATGATCACTCCCCCTACTACAGACAGAGATAGAGAGCCTAGAACAGGCCCTACAGGCTTGGCGGGTGCAGTGGATAATTGGACGACCAAGGATTTTGCAAACTATGGGAGAAACATGAATTCCCCTGACAACAGATTTGCAGAAGGTTTGGTCAGTTCTTTGGGAGGTTTTGGAAAACTGGCTTTGAAGGCTAGACAAAACTATCTCAACAAAAGTGTTCCGACAAAAATGGCGGAGATGTTAAAGACTGGTAAAGACCTCCAAGGGAATACAATCACCCCTGAAGAATTAGCTACGCTTCAACAAACTTATGAACAAGTTAAAACTCCTGTAGAACGTAACCCTGTAAGAGGGGGTGTTATGGGAGGTCTTGTGGAGATTGGCAGACAAACTATTAAAGATGCCAAAGCTAAAAAAGAATCGGGTGTAATTGAACGCCCTGCAACGTCGTCTAAAGATAAAAAAGAAAAAGACGATAAAAAGAAAAAATAATGGCTACCCAATTAAGATTGGCCCCAGAAGGAAATTTCTATGGATTATTCTAAACCTCGCTCTGTTTCTCGTCTCGAACAAGAACTCGAAGAGCTGGAACGTAAAGCAGGCCTCATCCCTCAAAAAGAGGAAGAAGAAGTTGAGGAAGATGTTGAACAAGTTGAAGAGCTTGAGACAACTCCTGTAAAACAGGTTTCTCAAGAAGAAGAGACTTTTAAGAAACGTTACTCTGACCTACGTAGACATTCTCAAAAACAAGAGGAAACTCTCACTGCTAAGGTCCGAGAACTAGAGCAACTGGTTAGACAAAAAGAGGCACCTGCCCTCCCTTCGGAAGAAGAGGCTAAGGCATGGGCACTCGCAAATCCTAAAGCTGCTGCGATTATTCGTGCGCTAGCGAATGAACAAGTTAGTTACTCTGCACCTAAGACAGAAGATGTTGTGAAAGTGCAAAAACAACTTGATAAAATGAAACAGGAGTCTCTTGTTAGAAAATCCCATCAAGATTTTGATGAGATTGTCTCTGACGATAACTTCCACAAATGGGCTGAGGTTCAACCTAAGTCTGTGCAAGACCTTATTTACGGAACAGAGGCAGATGAAATTATCTGGGCGCTGAATCTTTACAAAACAAGTAAAAAGAAAGATGCAGACCCTGCTAAAGAAGCTGCTCGTATCGTAACTAAAACTAAATCTGGGGAACCTGTGGACAAGACAAAGATGTCTTTCTCAGAATCTCAGGTTCAAAAAATGTCACTGCAAGAGTTTGAAAAATTCGAAGAGGACATTCAAAAATCTATGAAGAATGGAACCTTCTTATACGACCTCTCTGGCGGTGCCCGTTAAGATAGCCGAAGACATAGGGCACTATGTAGTCCACCTATTTTGACACTAACACAAAAGATTACCCAAAGAAGTAGAAGCCGGGAATTACAGGCATGTATCTCCCCACCTTTGAAACAATGGCCCTTAAGTGTTGATGGTCGTAAAACTATCTAATCATCAACAAAGGAATTTACTATGGCTTTTACAGCTGCTGCAGGTCATAACAGCCTGCCCAATGGCCTCTTTTCTCCGGTTCTCTACTCGAAAAAGGCCCAACTTGCATTCCGTCGTTCTTCGGTTGTGCAGGCAATTACAAATACAGAATATTTTGGTGAACTGTCGTCCTTCGGCGATTCGGTCAAGATTATCAAAGAACCTGAAATCCAAATCCGACCCTACTCGCGTGGCAAAATTATCCAGCCGCAAGATCTGGTGGATGAAGATTTCACACTGGTTATCGACCAAGCTAATGAGTTTGCTTTTGCTCTGGAAGACATTGAACAAGCACATTCGCATATTAACTGGATGTCGTTGGCCACCAATCGTGCTGGTTGGAGAATGAAAGACCAGTTTGACGCAGAAGTTCTGGGCTATCTGGCGGGCTATAAGCAGTCCACTATTAGCGAACCTGCTGATACACTGCGTTCCGCAGCCTCCGACATCTCGGGTACTAAAGCTGTTACGGCAGCTGGTAACGACGAACTTCTGACTTCGAACAAACTGATTAAAGGTTCGTTCTTGGCTTCGGGCGGAGATAACTCCATCCCGGTTGCTCCTCGTTTCCCCGGTCAACAAACCAAACCCACTGATCTGGTCTCCCCTCTGACGATCCTTGCTCGCATGTCGCGTAACATGGACCTTCAGAACGTGGACCAAAGCGGTCGTTGGGTTGTGATTGACCCGGTGTTTGCTGAAATGCTGAAGGACGAGGATTCTCGTCTGTTCAACGCTGACTACTCGGACAAGGGTGGCCTGCGTAACGGTCAGATCGGCAAGCAAATCCACAACTTCACCGTCTACATGTCGAACTCTCTGCCTCAAGTGGGCACTGGTCCGACTACGGTGGGAACGACTAGCCAAAATACTGACTACGGTGTTCTGGTTGCTGGTCACTCCTCGGCTGTGGCCACTGCTGAAAACATTACTAAAACTGAAAACTTCCGTTCGCATGATACCTTTGCTGATGTGGTTCGTGGCCTGCACGTTTATGGCCGTAAGATCCTGCGTCCCGAAGCTCTTGTGACTGCTAAGTATAACGTGGCATAATAGGAGACTAGAATATGGCTACTCTAAATAGCGCAAAGCGCAAAACTTCTGGTCGTCTTGATGCTGGTTATAAGGCCAATGTGCGAATTCTGGACTTCGTTCTGGATCTCGCCGTTGACGTTACAATGGGTACGGCGACAGATGTGATTAACCTTGCTACCCTCCCTGCTGGTGCCATTGTTGTGGCTGCCAGTGTGGAGCAAGCAGCGGTTGGTACTGGTACTGGTACGCTGGTTCTTCGTCAAGGGACTACAGCTCTGACAGGCACTCTTGCCTCGACAGACGTTGTGGGAACTTGGGCGGCTAACCTGCCTGCCGCCACTCCGGTAACAATTCCTGCTGCTGGTGCAGAACTGAACCTTCTGGGAGCCACTGCTGTCAGAACGGATGGAAAAGTTCGTGTTGTAGTTGCAATTGTTGAAGGTGCTCGTTCTCCGAACATCCCGACTGTTGTTGCCCGCGACGTGATCTAATTCACGGGGAGGGGTGGCAGAAGTGCTGCCCCTCCTTTTTTATTATTGAGGAAGAAATGGCATTACAATATCTAAGTTTAACAAACGATGTCTTACAAAGACTGAACGAGGTGCCATTAACCTCGGGGAATTTCTCGTCTGCAATTGGTGTTTATGCAGATGTAAAGAATGCGGTTAATTCCGCATTAAACAAGGTTAATAGACAGGCTTTTGAATGGCCCTTTAATCATAACACCTACACAGAAACATTAGTAGTAGATCAAGTCAAATACCCTTATCAGAATGATACTAAGAGTGTATCTTTTGACACCTTTCGTCTTAAAGGTAGTGTAGCACTTAATACCCAGTCTCAAAAATTGGAAGTGTTAGATTACGAGGAATATTTGGAAAGATTTTCTGACTATGAAGTGTTTCCTGAAGAGCATCACAGCAAACCTAAATTTGTTGTGAGAAACAGGGATCTTTCTTATACCATTGTACCTCCTCCTGATCAAGAGTATGAGGTTAAGTATGAGTATTACAGCTTCCCGGAAGATTTAATAAATTGGGATGATGAAACAAACCTTCCTAACTCTTTTCGTTGGACACTCTTAGAGGGTGCACTGTATCACACCTTTATGTTCAGGGGAGATATTGAAGGGGCTGCTGCAGCTGACAAATTATTCCGCGAAGGGATCGAAAATCTCAGAACTCTTTATATCAACAGATACGAGTATGTTAGATCCGCTATAAGGGGATAAAAGATGGCGACTAATTGGGAAACCTTTCCAATTCAATTCACAGGTGGTTTAATTACCAACAAAGGAAGGGTGGAACAAGGTATTTCAGCCCCCGGTAGTGCCACTATCTTACAAAATTTTGAGCCTGATGTCCTAGGGGGTTACACCCGTATTTTGGGGTATACTAAATTCTCTTCTACAGGGGTGACTGGAACAGGTCAAATCCAAGGGGTTGTGGGTATTAGTTCTGCAGAAGTGTTGGCTGTCCGAGACGGTGAGTGGTTTTACTCGACAGGTACATCTTGGACGAACAAAGCCACATTAGCTGATCCAGACATCTTAAAAATTAAATACGACACTTATAACTTTGCAGGAATTACTAAGACAGTTATTGTAGATGGGGTTAATGACCCTGTTTTCTTTGATCATGATGCAAAGACAATGACGTATATGACAGCAGCTCCTGCAGAAGTTACAGGGTCCACATCTGTAAAACTTTTTAAGTCAAGTCTTTTTTATGGGCAAGGTAGAAATCTTTCTTTCACCGTGCCCTACACAGAAGAAGATTTTTCTACAGGTACGGGTGGAGGAGTCATTAACGTAGGAGATGATATTATTGGTTTAGCTGTTTTCAGAGACCAATTGATCATTTTTTGCCTTAGTCGTATTTTTAAACTTACGGGTAACTCTTCTGAGGACTATGTTCTCTCGTCGATTACAGATAACACAGGATGTATTTGTGGGCACACAATTCAAGAAGTTGGAGGAGATATTATGTATCTTGGTCCCGACGGAGTTAGATGGTTAAGTGCCTCTGAGAGAGAAAATGATTTTGGTCTTTCACGAGCTTCGGAGAATATCCAAAAAGAAATCCTTCGAATTACCTCAACCAATTGTATCTACACTTCTGTAACTGTGGCAAATAAAAACCAATACAGGCTTTTTACGTTTATCGACAGTGTGGAAGCGGCAAGTTCTAAAGGGTTCTTATCTACATCCTACGCTAATCAGACATCTTCAAATAATAGCTGGTCTACCCTTAAAGGGTTTAAAGTGTATGATGTGTCTAAAGTTCAGGCTAGAGACCGAGAATATATCTTTTTTGCATCAGACACAGACTACGTATACAGGATGGAGAGTGGAAACTCTTTTGATGGAGCAGACATTGAAGCTATTTTTGAAACCCCTTATATGCCAATTTCCGATCCTAAGAAAAGAAAAACCATTTTTAAACACTCCCTTTATGCGCAGCCTAGGGGGAACATGAATTTAACTTGTACCCTTCGTTTTGATTACAGTTCTAATCTTGGGGGGCAACCTTCGTCTTTCCAAATTACGGGAGGGGGTGGCGTTGCTGTATACGGAGATCCTTTAACAGTTTACGGGGTTGCTGTATACGGGTATTCAAGTGAAGAACAATACTATTCAAATACAATTGGTAGTGGGTTTGTAGTGGCATTAAACTATTACAATAATTCCCAAGAACCTCCATTCAATCTCAATTTTGGAATTATTGAGTATAGAGAGAACGAGAGAAGATAATGGCTGGATATACTCGATTTGACGTAACTAACCAGATTGTCAATGGGGCTACTGTTGATGCAACATACTTAGATGGAGAATTTGATGCTATTGAAGCGGCTTTCTCTTCATCTACAGGACATGCTCATGACGGTTCTACAGGAAATGGTGCCCCCATTACAGAGGTGGGGCCTGCTCAAGATTTAATTATTTCTGGAACAACTGTACTTCCAAAAACAGATAACACTCTGGATTTAGGTAGTGCTACTTTTGAGTTTAAAAACCTATATATTGATGGCACAGCTAATATCGACGCTTTGGTAGCAGATACGGCAGATGTCAATGGGGGAACTATTGATGGAACTGTAATTGGGGGAACAACTCCTGCAGCTGCCACCTTCACCACAGCCACAGCTGCAGGGGGTTTTGTTGGGAATGCCTCAACAGCTACCACTTTACAAACTGCAAGAACTATATCTCTAGCAGGGGATGTAACAGGTTCTGCGAGCTTTAATGGTTCGGCCAACATTTCCATCACCTCTACAGTGGCAAACAACAGTCATACACACACTGTCTCTAACATCACTGATGCAGGTACCATGGCGTCTCAGAATGCCAGTGCTGTGACCATTACAGGCGGTTCTGTAACAGGTATTACAGATATTGCTGTAGCCGATGGAGGCACAGGGTCTTCTACAGCATCAGGCGCTAGAACCAACCTAGGGTTGGGGACAATTGCCACACAAAACTCTAGTTCGGTCTCCATAACTGGAGGAAGTATAAGTGGCATAACTGACTTGGCGGTCGTCGATGGAGGTACAAGTTCCAGTTCCTTCGTCGAATATACCCCGATCTGTGGGGGCACGACCACTACAGGACCATTGCAGTCAACTAAAATGGTTCCCGCTGTCTTCGTTGATGACCTAATAAAACAATTATTAGCTCCAAACGCTGAAACTGACACAGTTGAGCACCAGCTTGCCGTTGCAAAATCTGTTGCAATTGTTATTAGCAAAATACCAGTCCCTGTATCCGTGATGCTTTAATGATAGCCGGAAGAGGGTACTCGCCGCTTTTTGGATTTAATTTGACCCTTGGCAGCATTTTCTTTATCCAATCCACATTGAAACAAAAAGCACCGCAGAGGATATCAATCTTCTTAAGCTTACTAAGAGATATTTCACTTGGGGTCAAAACTCCAATTAAATTTCCAACTCCGGTTTCAATTATTTTTTTTACCATTTTATCCTTGTAATACCTCCTTTTCGATTATCTTTTAAATTTAAGGTATCGGCTACTTTTCCTACCACAGTTACCACTAATCCAATTGCAAGTAATCCTCCAGTTAATCTAACCAACTCATCTGTATCCATTATCTTTTTCCTCCTCTGCTTACTAATGCTTTCACTGTTGAAACTAAAGTGGGGGTTTTACTTAATGCATAAGGTCCAGATGATTTAAGATTAACATTTATCTTAGGAGTTCCTTTAGGGATATTCTTTACAACATTTCCAGTTCCTATACTAAACATTCCAGCTGAACTTCCAGCAGAACTCCCGGTTGAACTTGAACTTTCTGTTGTTTCTTTCGGAGTTGTTACGATTGTTTCTGTAACTTCTTTTGTTGTAGGTTTTATAGGTCTTCCTAAGACGTCATTACCCCCGCCTAATACTAATACCTTATATTCAGTTGAATGTGTTGAATACGGAGAATTAATTCTTTCTAATTCTTGATTATATCTTTCCATTTCCTTCATATATGCTTTATATTGCCTATTGACTTCTTGTCTATAATGCATATCCATCATCGGATTTCCACTTGGAGATGGTGCAACAACATCTTGTCTTCTTTTATTATGCGGTTGGCAATCAAATACATTTGCTACCCCATCATGATCAGAATCCTTGAATAGAACATTTGGTTTTCCATATCTCGCACTTGTTGGGGAATACCTTTTAACAGGAACTCTTCTTACTGGTGCCCTTACATTTGTATAATGATTACTACTTCTCTGTAGCCATTTTTCTACCATAAATTATTTTTTTAACCTCCTTTTTGCTTTTTTTAATTTCTTTTCTAAGGGTATCAACCCTTTTGAATAGTAATTTGGAAACTCACAAATGTGCTGAGTGGCTATACGAGTAGCCACCCTTTTAGAAGCAGTATGTTCATATTCGATAGGAATTCCTAATTTCAATTCCCTCTTATTTACTTTACATCCCTTTGTGTTAATCATTTAATATATTCCAACTTGGATACTCCTTTTTACTTTTTTTCTTCTTTGGACCATTCCAAAATGTATCTTCTTCGTAGTCATTTCTTTCAAAATCCTCATCTAAAAAAATTTGTTTAGTCATCTTGTCCAACCCTCTCTTTTTGGTAATGGTTTTAAGTATCTTCTTCCAGTAAAAGCATCAACACTTTCTACATATCCATAAGGGATCGTTGATTGTGGAGGAGCTAATGGCGTTCTATCTACGGGTTGATATGGACTTCCGCCATGAGATTTAAAAACTGTTTTTATTTCTCTTTGGGGTTCTTGAACTTGAACTTGCGATTGTTGATATTGTTGAACTTGTGGAGTTGGAAGTTGTTGCTGTTCCATTTGCTGTAATTGTTGTTGTAATTCTATTGGTAAATCTTGAACTTGTTGCTGTTGAACTTGTTCATATTGTGGAATTCTTTGTTGTCTCATCATCTCTTGTTGCTGTTGAAACATCAATCTTGCCTGTTTTCTCTGCTGACTTATATATCTCCTATAACCGAATACTCCACCATAAGCAGCATATCTTGAGTCTAATGTCCCTTTTGGCCTACCAACTTTTCCACCAACTTTTCCACCAACTTCTCCTCCAACAACTCCTTTAACTGCAGAAGAGGGGATCTGTGGAAAAACTTGTTGTAATGACTTTTTTAAAACAAGTTGTCTTTGTTTTATTACTCTTGGAACATTTCCTGTTCGTATCTGACGTGGAGTATCTCTTAACCTTTTAAATGTTTTAACGGATTTCCTATACCCATAAGAAGTTGCGGAAGAAACAACTCTTCCAGCAACTCTTTTTACTCCCTCTCTCCTCAACCTATTTTTAATAATTTTTTGCTGTTGTCTTTCTCCCATTTGTGAAAATACTTCATTTCTTCTTTGTTGTCTAACGTAAGATCTTTGTTTAACTGCCCTTGTAACTGCATTTCCAGGTTTATCCATTCCTTCTCTCCAACCCTTTTTAACTCCACCATGCCCAATTCCTTTAACTGCTCCTACAACTGCATCAATCAAGCCTTGTTTGTTTGGATCGTTTGGTTTGCAATCAAAAGCATTTGCTACTCCATCTCTATCGTTATCTTTAAACATATTACTAGGATAATCTTTAGAATTTGTTTTAAAGAAATTTACAGGCTTCCCTCTGAAAGAACCTCCGAAATTATTTTTTTTTCTATTTACCATTTAATCTTACCTCCGGATTTTAATTTCTTAATTGCTTCCGCATTTGTTTCATCTCTCATTATAAAAGAACATGGTTGCATTGTATCTGTAAGTCTTGGAGAACGAGGACCTAAATCATCGTCGTCAGCTTCGTCTCTATAAAGAGAAACTTTCTTTTTCCATTTAACTAAACTATCCATATCAATTATTATCTCCGCAAATATATAAACCGTTTTCTTTTTTTGTCGAAAATAAGCAATTAATTAGTTTCATCTTTCAAAATACCCCTTCCACGAGAAGAATGCTGCTATTAAAAGTAACAAAGTAATTATCATAGACAATAAAATAAACCCACTTCCCAATGCCATAGCCATTACAAACATTATTACATACCACATGGTAGTATAAATTGAAATTTTTCCAAGAACTCCCATTATTATAAATATTAATAATCCTATACCTAATACAGATAACCAAAATCCTCCGAATATGTATTGAACAAATAAATTCCACAAATCAAGTGCCGCTAATTCAATTGCCATTAGTAATTACCATCCTTTCCTCTCCACCATTCTAAAACTGTCCAAACATAATACAATGCTATTGGCCCTATAGTCATAGCAACAAGGAATGTTGTTTTAAAACAAGGATCTGCACATGTTGGAAAGAATAACCCATTTACTTGGGAATATACAAATGTTGCTAAGTTAGTGAATACTGCCCCAATAGAAATAAGTCCTGGAATAGCGGCAGCTAAAATAATAAAATCACTTTTAAATCCAAATGCGCTTGCTGCTGCAACACCCACCAATCCAATACCTGTAAGTCCAACTATCGCTAGTATAAAATCTAAAGTTCCCCATTCACTCATGTTGGTTATAAAATTCCAAATATCCGTATTAACCGCTTCTTGTCCTACAAAAATTATAAGAACTGCTTGAATTGCTATCAACACTAAAAACATACTAAATAGTTTTGCCATTATCCTGCTTGATACCTCTTGTTAGTTGTGAAGAAATATATTGCTGAAAGCAATATAAAATTGAATGGTATTAAAAAATTATTTAAAAATTGACTACGAGTAGCTCCCTCTAAATAAAAAAATCCTGGACCACTAATCCCATTAATAAATGATAAAATACATACTACCAATGTCGTAAATATTATGAATGCTCCTGGGTAAGCAGAGTCATACATAGTAAAAAAGTTTATCGCACCAAGTATAATTGCGAATAAGATAAAGAAGAAAACTATCCTTGAAAAGTCTGCTGTTTGAGGATTATCTCCCCACTCTGCTAATCCAATGCTATCATTTAAAGCAGAACGGATTGAAGTCCAATAGGATCTAGAATCTATTTGTATATTTTTCCATACCGCATCATTTTCAATTATCACAATAGAGTTATTAGTTATAGTTATAAAATATGATCCGGACAAATAAGTTATATTGGTTGTGTTTATCATTATTGAAGCTAATCCCCCACTTCCTAAACTTGGATAAGAAGAATTACATCCGGTTACTGAAGCAAGAATAGTCCTATTGGGATATCTAACTACAAAAGAACAATTATAAATATTATTTGATAAACTAGAAACTTGAAAAGTGTAATTATACATTCCATCTTGAACTAATCCACTTGGTGGCCATTGACTATACCCTATTCCATTTAGATTGTTTGTATATGAAAATGGATTAGTCGAAGTCCCCATGGTAAATGTATAAGAAGACTGCGAAGGAGTTATCGTCTGTGTTTGAGAAGAATATCCTGGAGCAGAAACATAAAATATATGTGCATAATTTGGATTAAGGAAGAATGATAAACTTCCTGAACTATCTGTTGTTCCAGAAGCAATATCAGTTAAAGTGGATCCTATCGTTCTTTGAATGAATATTGTTGCTCCAGAAATTACTTGATTACCAACGCTTACAACTTGATAATTCGAAGTTATACCATTATTAACATTAAGCAAATATAATATTTTAGAAGCTAAGGTAGTATTATAATAGGTAGTGTTAATGTTCATTCTTCTTTGAGGGTATGTTCCTGCTTGAGAATTAGAGTATTGAAGTGCTCCATAAACATTTATTTCTGAAGTATAATTTGGATACATACAAAAATTATATTCCCAATTATGAGAATTATTAATTAAACTATAAGTTTTTGAAGTTCCCCCAATATTATATGTCCATGTAGAACTATCCAACGTGGCATTAATATACGTGTCAGTAGTTTCATCTTTAAAAGAAACATTTAATATCTTTTGACTAATTGTTGAATTACATAATCCAAATAAAAGAAAACTAATATTTTGAGAATAATAATTTGAAACTTCTTGATTTTCATCAATTTCCCAAGTAAAACGCCAAGTTTTATTTCCTTGTGTAGTTATTTGAGGAACTTCTATTGATTTATACAACTGATAATCATTTCCGCTGATCGTTCTTGATGAGGCAGTATAATTTGTCCCATTATAAAATAATTTTACATTTCCCAAACTTCCCCCATTAGTAGTTATGTTTAAAATAAAACCCTCTGATTTTGTTTCTATTGAAGAAGCATTATATTGAATCCCCCCAATTGTTGAAGCTTTAATATTAAAAGTCCTATTCCCAGCATAAACATTATTTAAAGAAGTAGAATTATCATAAACTTGACAAGTCCAGTTATATACCCCAATTGGAAGAGACCGATTAATTGTTATATTTGAAACATTAGTTACTCCATTTATTTTTGTATAATTTCTTACGCCGTTAATAAATAAACTTATATTCTGAATTTTCCAATCATCTTCACCAGAACAATTGAAAATAATAGAAGTTGAAAGATAATCAGTTGTATTGGTAGGATTAGTTAAGTTTATTGTTGGAGTAGAATCGGTTATATCCCATACCATTGCTTCTTCAAAAATAGAAATAGCACTAGCAGTTAGATTTTCTTGTAATGTTTGCCAACCCGTAGCATTTAAACAATACCATAAACTAGCATCTGCTCCTGCCGATCTTGAATCAACTTTAAGATATAAATCTGTTGCAGAGTATGTAAAACAAGAAGTTAAAATAGAAATATTTCTAGTTCCAGCACCATCCTTCGCTTGCCAGAGACTAGCATTTGATGAAGCAGTTGGTTTTTTATAAGTTATACTTGTTGTTGCTGTTCCTAATGGATTAATAACTGTTGATGTCCCCCAATTACCGTCCCAAAATGCAGAAACTGGTTCAACAAAATTTCCCGTATTATCTGCGTACGTTCCAGTATTAAAAGTCCCAACACAACTAGTAACATTTGCAAATTCTTGATAACACCACCCAGCAGCATTAACGGTTCCAATTAAAAAAATACTTACTACAAATATTAATAAAATATTTTTATTCATCTCTTTCTCCAATTACAGAAACAATTCCAATTATTAAAAATGTTCTTAACCTGTTTAGACTTATTGTTCATTTTCATACTATTTCATTGAACTAGTTAATAAGGGGCAGATTGACTTTGTCCCATACTCTTTCCATAGAATATTAATGCTACTCCAGCTATTAATACTCCAAGAACAACATATGGTATGTAAAGTTTTATAGCCATACAACCAATAGCGGATTTAGTTCCAATTGTAGCATTGTAAGAATAAACGCTTAATGAATCTCCGTTATAAACATATCCTTTACAATTCAATTGATCAGATTGCTGAGCCATATCCTGCATATCAACAAATCCCGGAATTAATGCTATCAAAAAAGTTACTGATATGAATAACATCAATAAATTAATTGGAAGGTCCATCAATCCCCCTTTCTTATTTTTCTTTTTTATTGGTTTTAATGCTTGTATAAACCTATTTGTTTTCTTGTTCATTTTAAATTGTTTCTGCCTCCTTCAGATTTAATTTTAACTTGCCCATTTTCAGTGGGCAAGTCCCAATGGAAGACGATAATTTCCTATTGAGTATTACCATAGAGTTTTACCTCTCTTGTATGATTGAATAGCCTTAGTTTCTTTTATTGTTCCCATTCTTGTAGGTCTCTTTTGAATAAAGACTAAATCTGTTGGAATAACTTTTCCTTTTTTAACCGGAACACGATATCCCATTTGCATGACTTCTGTTTCTGTCATTGGTTTGATATTAATCCTAACGGCTTCTTTTTTAGTAGGAACTAATCTGAAGGTAGCCCTTTCTGTTCCTTTAGTATATCTTACTCCAAAAGATAATGCTTGTTGTTTACTTAATGGCTTTGAAGTTATAAGAACAGGTTTCTTTCTTTTCATTGTAAGGACATAGAAACTTTCAGGTTTTTTTATTGCCTTTCTATTTGAATCTTTTTTATTTGAAGAGGTTATAAATGGAGGTTTTATTGGCTTACCTGGTTTTTGTATTTGTCTAGGAGATTGTAATGATTTCTGTTGTAACTGTCTTTGCTGTAATTGTAAAGGCATTTGTAACTGTAATTGTCTTTGCTGTTGCTGTTGTCTTTGTTGATTACGCAATAATTGTTCATTTTTTAGTTGATATAATTGCTCTGTCTTTAACTGATACAATTGTTCATTTTTCAATAACTGTTTTAATTCTTGCTCTTGTTTAGGTAATTGTTCTGTTCTGTTTAATAATAATTCTGATTTTATTTCTGCTAATTGGATTGACGGAGATATTGTTTTTTCTGTAGGGATTGTCATTAATGATTTTTCAGTTACCCCCATCTTAAAGGTCGGAGTTATTATCTGTTCTCGAGTTGCAAAGTTTGGAATAGTTATACTTTTAGGTCCTCTTAATATCTCTTCAACTGGCCTAACATAAATAGTAGAAGGAACTTCCAAAACTTTTGCAACATTAGTCCCACCAACATAAGTAGGATATGATTGTTCTATTAGTTGATCTCCAGATTGAGAAACCTTGTTTATAGATCGTTGTTTAGCTTCTAATTGTCTTTTCATTTCCTGCGCCCTTTTTATTAAACGATTTTGTAATTCTTTTTGACGTGATAATTTATTAATCTGGTTTAATCTTTTTATAAAATCCTTATCTATTCCAGGAGATATTTCTTTATTGTATTTAGGATCGCGATAAACATATAAAAGAGAACTATCACTCGCTTCTAATAATTGCCTTCCGGATTTAGGAGATATTTTTTTAGTTATTAATTCTCCAATCTTTTTTTCTTGTCTAAGAGCTAAATCTAATTCATTCGGATTTCCATAAACTATTTGCTGTCCACTTTCTTTTTTAGCTATAAGATTTACTTTTTCATTTTTAAATTGAACTAAAGCTTTTCTAGGTCCAGCCCTCATTATATCTGAAAATAGATAATCTTCTTTTTGGTAAATATCTATTCCCTTTTCTTTATAGGAAGTTTTAGAAGTTGTAGATTTTTGTTCTATATTTACCTTTAAAGAATTAAGATTTACTTTTGGTGTAGCTCCTAATTCATTAAGAACCGTCGTTTGTTGATCCCCCTCTCTTGAAATAACTTTCTTACGACTTTCTGTTCTTCTTCCAGTTTTAACTTTTAGGTTAAGAGCATCATAAGGATTTGCTTCATCAAACTTAACAGTAGTTTTATCTTTAGCAATATTAGTAGTTACTCCTTCTCCAAGATCCTTTGGAGGATTTACTTTTCCACTATAAACTCTTCCCTTACCAAATCCTTTAACTTTCCATAATTCTACAATTCCTTTTCCAGAATTATCTTGAAGAGTTCTCTTTACATATTTTCCATAATCTACAAACTCATAAATTCCTTTAGGAGTATATACTCCATATCCAACTCCCTCTTTTCCACGAAAAAAAGTAGTATCTTTAAACTTCTCTCTAATAACACCAACTTTTTCTACACTAGGATAAATTTCAGAAAATTCAGATACTCCCTTTAATCTTTCTTTTATATTCAAATTAGTCATATCTTTACCTAAGTTTAATGTAGCCTTTGGAACATAAACTCCTTCATCCATAACATTTTTAGAATATCTTGCAGTTCTTACATCCCTAATAATTTCTTTAGGCAATAGATAACTTGATACCGAACTTGACTTAGCGAACTTTGCTCCCTTCATTAATCCTAAAGAACCTAATATTAAAATATCTTCCGGATTATTTTTAACAAAATTTACAACTCCGCCAGTAATTCCAGATCTATTAATCCCATTAAAAAAATCTCCTCTCCTTTCATATAAACTTACCCCTGCCCCAGCTACTGCTATTGGAAAAGTAGCTATCCCCCCAACAGCAGAACCAAAAGATTTACCAGCTTCAACCATTACTTTTTCGTCAGATGGACTTGGAAGTATTTTATAAGGAAGAGAAAATAATTTTCCGCCTACTTCTCCGCCAGCTGTAGAAACTGTAGTTACTAATTTTTTAAATGGATTTTGATTAATTACTTCCGAAGCAGCAACATCTTGACTTAACTTCCCAATACCAACAGAAACTGTTGGAGGATATATTCCTGTATCATCTACTTTGCCACCAAATGTTTGTAACTTATTTAACTCTGTTTGATATATTTTAGCTAATTGTTGATATTTATCAAATTCAGATTGATATCTTTGATAATCTCTATCAGAACCGACCCAAGTATTTCCAACAACATTGTTTTTAGAAAGTTCATCTATCCGATTGTTGTATCCCTGTAATTGATTATTTAATTTTGCTATAGTATTATAAGAATCAATTCCTCTTTGTTTGAATGCAAAATCTTTTTCACTCATTGTTAAGAAATTATTATCTGGAACATATATCTTGGGAATTTCTTGAATAGAAACTCTTGTATTAGGAATTCCTAAATTATAATTTGGGATGGTATAACTTTTAGGAATATTAACAGACGGAGTTGCACCTACCGGAACATTAGAAGCCCCCGCTGGAACTATTGCTTTATCTCCACTTGGTAAAGTAACTATTTGTGTTCTAACATTATTATTAGCAACTACATTTCCGGTTCCACCTTTTAATCCACCAAAGAAACTATTCCAAAATCCACCAGCTACATTTGAGGCACCTTGTTTAACTTCTCCCACGGTTTGGTTAAGATTAGATAATCCTCCCTGACTAACTGCGTCTCCCGCTTTCCATAGTTCAGGTTTTAATTCATTTACCTGTCTATTAACATCTTTTGCACCAGTAACAAAAGTTTTAATTAAACTTGGGATTGCCCCAATATTTTCCATAAGAGTTGTCTTATGAGAATAATTTATTGCTTTAGCAAATACTTCTGCTTCTTTAGGATATTGTTTCGCAAACTTCTCAGGATTCTGAACCCACTTTTCATAAGCAAATGCTCTTGCTTCATAAGGTAATACAGAAGCACCATATTGCTTAGGTAATTTAGAAAAATCCATTCCAGACGCATTTCTAAAATCAATAGTAGAATTAAATTTACCTCCAATATCTAACCTATGAGCAAACTCGTGTGATTGAGAAATATTTTGACTCTTATCTTTCCCCATAGTCGTATAAGCACCAGTATTTTTTAGAACAGTATTTCCAATAACTGCAAATATCCCTGGTGGAGAATAAGGCCTAACATTAACCACACTCATATTTTTTGGTTCAAAGTATCCGGTTAAAGATGGATCAGATTTATAATTAGGATCTTTTGGATTTATAACAGTAGTTACATTTAGATTTCTCATAGTATTTGCTTCTGCTCTTTTAGCTTCGGCCATCGTCATACCAGTCATTCCAATTGGTTTTGGGGGAACTCCCCCTGGAAGAATTCCGCCCATCGCTTTATCTACTTTAGAATAAAGTTCTGCAATTCCCATTTCACCAATAAGAAACCTCAACTCTTGATGGAACAGATTTCATTTTCTTTTTTGGAAGAAGGATTGTCATTTGCCCATTTGTTTTATTAACAAATATCTTTTCTATATTCAGTTTTCCAATTGGTAAATTGTTTAATTTTGTTCTCTTAAATTTTTTCAATTTGAATTACCAATAATTACTAGTAATCTAATTATATAAACCGTTTTAGAATTATTTCAAAAAGAATAAATCTGGCTCATTAATTTCTTTTACCATAGAATTAAATTTTGAATATGCTTTATCAATATTAAATCCCATTAAATGCAAATCAAAAAAAAGGATAGCTAGAAGGTTATAGTCTTTTCCAGCTATAACCTTCTTATATGCTTTTTCATACGTCCCTTTATTTCTAACTTCAACTTTTAATTTATCCCTATCCTTCCCCATGTATCCTGCATTTCTCTCAACAATCAAATCCATCTTACTTCGTTGGCGGAGTTGGTTGCGGAGATTTATTTCCTGTTAATGCAAAGAAACCAATAATTAATCCGATTATAACCAGGATGATTATAATCCATTTTCCATTCATTGGAGTTTGCGATTTCTCGGTTAGTTTAGCAGCTATCAGGGCTTTTATTAAAACTGGATCGTCGATATTAACTCTTCCCCCAGGATTTTTTGAAGCAAAATCTTTCTCTACTAATTCCTTGTAGTCGTCTATTCCAACAAGTTCTCTATCAAACTCTCTTGCTATTACTGCTTTATATTTACCAAAAGAAAAAACTCTATCTGGATTAAAACGATATACATGATTCCTTATAACCAAAAAGTTCCCACCATATATTTTTGTTATGATAGGCCCCTCAATTTGTTTTTTCAAGTTAAGAAGAAATACTAAAATTTCATCTGGCTTTTTTAAAGTCTTATTCATTTGCTGAATTTTTCCAAACTTAAAGAATTTCACTTTCTTTTTTTCTACAACTTTATTCTTTTGATCTTCGGTATATTCTTCTTTAACTTTATCATATTCCTTTTTAGTTATAGGAATTGGTATGGCTTTCTTTTCTTTTTTATCTATTTTTTTCATCATTGTTGTGGAATTTCTTTTTTACCTCCTCCTAATCCCAAGAAACCCTTTTTGCCCGTTTGCAAACTCATTGGACTAACTGTTCTTTGACTAAACTTCTTTTGTGATACAACGAGTTCAGATAACCAACCTTTCTTCGACATAGATGTTGCTAAAGTTATTTCAGCTTTCTTCATAAAGAAATCTTCATAAGATTTATTATGGAGTTGGTGTCCTAATCCTGCAAGATGTTCACAGTTTCTCACAGATAAATCTAACATTCCCAATTCCCTTCTATCAAGATTTGCTACTTTAGAACTATCTTTAATTCCTAAGATATGCCTAAAGAAAGTAAATATTGATTCTTTTGGTACGTCATTTGGATAACTACCAAACTGCTGGTCCTCTTGGAGATCCTGCTGATATTCTCCTACTTCTTGTTGTTCATCCAAATAGCTTTGTTCAATGGCCTCGTTAGGTATTTCTTGTTCTTCGTCTTCCATTTTTACCTCCTTACAAAATAATTAAATTTAATTAATCGTCCTCCTCATTTTGATTACCTTCTACACTTCCCAATAAATCTAAACCAGAAATAATTGTTGTTATTGCCCCAACTCCAATTATTACTAGAGAAATCATTTGAGTATATAAATTAGTAATATTTCCGTATCCATAAATCATTCCATAAACTCCTGCAATTAAAAAAGATATTCCAGAAAAAAAAGCAAAGATATAATTATCAAATATAAAACTACATACTAAAAGTCCAGAAGCAATTAAAATAAGGATTATAAAAAATAAAGTGTTATTTTCAACTCCCCCAGACGGAGTAATTGTAAAAGTAGTTGCGAATGTCCCAGCGCAAGTCCCGTCACTAATCCCTCTTACATCATATCTACCTATCATTAAAGTATCAGAAAAATTATAATAAAATTCTCCACTTCCTGCAGAACTCATTTCTACTTGCGAGATTGCTACTGATGAATTTGGATAAGCTATTGAAGATATATTCATTTTAGTTGAATCTGAACAAACTTGAGTTATTCTTACATTTTCATTTTGTTTAAAAGTTCCAAGTGATTCTAAACTTGCACTTACCATCCCAATTAAAAATATAGAAAGAATTAATGTTAAAAATATCTTTTTCATATTCACTTTACTTTTAACGTTTAAACCATTTTTATTATTTATATGTTTTGTTTTCATTTTCATTTTAATAGCTCCATCTAAACACCTCTACGTATCTATTTTTATTTATAGTATTTTCTTTAAATCCCCAAGGAGTTAAAAGTCTTGAATTTCTTTGAATGCACCATACTTCCATTAATGCTATTGAACCATTAATAACTTTTGCAAGGTTTCCTTTTTTGTCTATTTTATTAGCAATTAAATTTCCAGTAATAGTTGCTCCTATTGATGTAGCATACCATAAATCATCCATTCTTCTATCAAGAAAAAATTTAGCAATAGGATTTCCCTCTATTGCACCATAATTATCTAATCCATATCTTGTGTAAACATATTGGTCTTCGTATATTAAAGAAGCATTTTGAATTAGCATTCCAGCATTTTTAATATCATTATCTTTTGGTATAGTAGCACAGCTAATAGATAATGCTAAAGGAATTGTTAATAGTATATTTTTTAATTTCATTTTATTTTACCATCTCGCACAAATCACACTTGCTGTTAAGGAAGTTGCAGACGCTGTTGTTCCGCATTGCCATTGAGTATTATTAAAAGCAAATGAACGATTTAAGGCAATATTTCCTGTGCATCCACCGCTTACAATTCTTGTTCCTGTTGGGCAACTTGCATTACATCTAAGAGTTGAAGCACAAGCTCCAGTTGCGGTTACTCTTCCCATACTAACATTTCCACTTACACTTATATTTCCCCGAACAAGTACATTTCCTGTAAAGTTAGAAACTCCAACAACATTTAAAGGATGTGTTGGTGTTGTTGTTCCCATTCCAACGTTTCCTTGACCACTTACATATAAAACTCCTGGAATAAGACTACCGAAAAAACCATCAACTTGGAAATCTAAATTATTATTTGCTGTTTCTTTAATATAAACTCCTCCACCATTAAAACCAGTTGTGTTAAAAGCAAGTCCTGCTACTCCATTAGTAGCATCTCTTCCTAAATCCAATATTGCTGTTGGATTTGAAGTTCTTGAACCTATTCTTCCAGTTTCATTAATAAATAAAGCAACTGCCCCATTCTCCTTAACTGTTACGTTTAATGTTCCAACAATACTAACATTATTTCCATAGAAAAGAGTTGGCTTACCTCCATCTACAAAAATAGAATTGGCTAAACTTGTTCCTGAACCATTTATGTATAACGCACTCCAAAGAGATTTTCTATTTGATAATAAACTAACTTCTCCAAGAGTATCTGCTGAACTATCATAAATAACTCTCATAGCAGAACTGCTACCAGTTGCAAATTGAGAATTAACAAAAAGTGTTGTTGCATTATAACCAGAAGCATAAGTGTTAGTTCTAATTCCAACTTGATTAAACTTTGCTGTCCCATTTACATCTAATGTTTCTTCTGGGCTTGTTGTATAAATTCCAACTTGTCCTCCATTTGGATTTAATGATAAATTATAATTTGTAGCATAATTAACTCTATTCCGAGATTGCATCCAAATAGCGTTACTAATAACCCCTATATCTAAAGCTGGAGAAGCTGAAGATGAACCAACTCTTAATACTCCATTAATGCTTTCACCACTTATAGCTGGACTGGATGTTGAACCAAAAACTGATAATGGAAAAGCAACTTGTGCTAAACTTGAAGTTCCCCCCCATATAGAAGTTCCTGTCATATTAGAAAAAAACTTATTGCTTGAAAAATTAGTCGTCATTGAGAATATTTGTCTTATGCTTCCAACTACATCTAAATTCGCACCAGGGGTTATTGTTCCTATTCCTACTAAAGCAGTTAAATTATAAATATTTGTTCCATCACTTCCCCAATAATTAACTCCACTTGCCGTTTGTTGACTTATAGATAAATTAGCAATCATAGAAGCAGTTACATTGTAAATAGTTCCAATATTTGCTGTTGTAAAATTTCCACCCATTATATTAACAGCATTTAAAGTCCAATTACGACTTACATTAGTTGCGTAATTTTCATAAGTTGCATTCCTTGTAGTAAACCAAATAGTATTATATTGATTATATGTTGCTAAGGTGTGATTATATAATAAAGGTTGTTGAGATATAGATAAGTTAGCTATTTGACTTGCTGTTAAGTTATTTATTCCAGCACTCCATAAAGTATTATATTGATTATATGTTGCTAAAGTATGATTATACCATTGACTTCCCCATTGATTATAAGCAGATAAAGTATGATTGTAATTATAAGTGTAAATTCCTGTTGAGTTAAGAAGTTCTTGAATATTCTTTGTTGTATTAATTGTCAATGCTTGTGTCCCAGTTGTATTAACTGCTGTTATTCTATTATTTACATAATTGAAAGCAGAAACATTTGTTGAACCAATGTAATTGAATAAAGAGAGATTAACTGCGTTTGTATAAATATTAGCAAAGTCTGTCCAATTACGACTTATGTTAGATTTATACTTTGTTAAATTTAAATCAAAAGAACTTTGAAAATTAGCAAAACTAAAATCTCCGCCAGTTTCATTTAAAATAGTTATATTATAAGGAATTCCATTAACAAAAATAAATCCTCCATCTACTGAAATATTTTTAGTTATGTTTAATCCAAAGGCACTCCATCTTCCAACTTCTACTCCTACAATCATTTCTTGAATATTTCCCCCAGTATAAACAGAATGAGTTGATAATTGTCCAGCAGGATGATAACCTACATGAAGCCCACTTGCTTCATCCATACAGATATGAGAAATATTATCTTTTCCCCAGATACATCCCTCATCACTTTGCATGGTTATATTAGTAAAAACATTTATATGATTAAAGGTTACATCATCTGACTTGTTAAGAGATTGGTCAAAAGGATTACTTACGTTTATATAATTATTAGGATTAGAAGCAAGATAATAAAGAGATAGATTATTATCTACCTCACTTTTATTATAGTAATTTACTTTATCATCTGTCCAGTTTCCAACTAAAGAAATAACTAAAGAGGGTAAATTTATTAATTGAACCCAAAAATTATTTCCAAAAGAACTTAACCAACTTTCCTTAATTGTTAAATTTCCTAAAGAGTTTTCCATTTGTGTTTCATTGAACCAAGAAAGATTTGCGAATGTAAAATTGTTTGAAATGTTGTTTATTGTTGTAAAATTATTTGTTATGTTGTTCGTGATATTATTAGTTATGTTGTTCGTAATGTTATTCGTTGTTGTTATGTTGTTTGTTATGTTATAAACAGTAGTGATATTATTGGTTATGTTGTTCGTAATATTATTTATCACATTATTAGTGATGTTATTAGTAATATTTATTGTCTCGTTAATGTAAGTATTAAAAAAATTATTAGTAATGTTATTAGAATAAGTAATATTCCCACCACTATCTTTTTTCAAATAGTTATATGCGTACTCGTTTGTTGCCGATACGAAAGTTAAGGCGAAAGTGAAAACTAAAAAAGTCAAAAAAATAAGGTATTTAGTTTTCATTTATTTTCTTTGTTGAGGTAATTTAAACTACTCCAGCGTCTGCAAGAGCTCCGTAAGTTACTGCGATACCAATTCCAAGAATACCTAAAGCAAAGAATCCAGGAACCATCTTTAACACAGTTGCTCCCCAAGAAGAAACTAAGTTAAGAGGATTTGTAGAATTTGCTACATCTTGAACTTGCTGTGCTATTGGTCCGATCAAACTTACTCCAACTAAAATTGCTACGAAACCACCAATTAATCTGTTTATCATTTTAGTAAATTTTTAAACAACTCCAGCATCTCTAAGTGATCCGTAAGTTACTGCGATACCAATTCCAAGAATACCTAAAGCAAAGAATCCAGGAACCATCTTTAACACAGTTGCTCCCCAAGAAGAAACATTGTAAAGATAACCATTGTCTTTTGCTGCAGTATTAACTTCAGAAGCGATTGGTCCGATCAAACTTACTCCAACTAAAATTGCTACGAAACCACCAATTAATCTGTTTATCATTGTCTAATTTTTGTTATTTTCAACCCTCCCATTTAGAATATAAATATTATAATTATATAAACCGTTTTAAAATAGTAACATTGGTGGTATCACTAAGAAGTTACATATTTTTTGTAATTCTTTAAAAGTTAATATGAGTATTTAAATAGTATATATTTTAATTAACCGTATGATAGATAGAAAGACAGACTATAATTCTTTTGTGAACAAAGATGTAGAAATAATTTTGGAAAATTCTATGCACTATACCGGAGACGTTATCTCCGTCGGAGAAGAGTTTATAAGATTATTTACTACTAGAGAAGAAGATGTATTCATTGTAATAAGAAAAATTTGTTCTATAAAAGAGGTGGTGGTTGAAAGTGGAAAAAGAATTAATTGATTTAATGATTTGTAAGAATTGTAGATATTGTTATGAAGAAAATGGAAAGTTTTATTGTTCTGAAAGAAAAGATAGAAAAGTAGGAGAAACAGAACACGAGAATATTTATGCAGGTAAAGAAATAAGTTTAGATAATTCCTGTTCTATTTGGACAGAAAAATTAGTTATGGAAGATGATGGAACAAGACTAAACATAATCTACAATAATATCATTGAAGTTTTAAAGAAGTATTGTGATTTAAGAGAAGAATATTATTCTATTATTGCTTTATGGATAATAGGAACTTATAATCATGATAACTTTCCAACTTATCCTTACTTGTTCTTTAATGCAATGAGAGGAAGTGGAAAGAGTAGAATCCTTAACTTAATCTCCAAACTTAGTTATAATGGTAAGTTAGTTTCTAATGTTTCTGAAGCAGTCCTTTTTAGAACAGCAAAAGATAGAACATTATGTATTGATGAATTTGAAGAAGTTGGAAGTAAAGAGAAAGCTACATTAAGGGAACTTCTTAATTCTGCCTACAAAAAAGGAATGAGTGTAGAAAGGGCAATTAAAACAAGAAACAAAGAAGGGGAAAAATATCAGATTGAAAGCTTTGATGTTTATTGTCCAATAGTCATGGCTAACATAAATGGAGTAGAAGATGTGCTTTCAGATAGGTGTATAACCCTAATCCTTGAGAAGTCTACAAATCGTGGAATCACTAGACTAATTGAACTTTTTGACCAAGACCCACTCATTTTAAGTATAAAAGAGGAATTTGGTGTCGGAAGTGTAGTGTCGGATGGTTTAAAAATAATCAACAAATGGAATACCTACACCAAAACCAGTATAGATATATCAGACACTACAGACACACACTACACTAAACACACTTCAACCACAACCAACACAGACAATGAATATAGCTTTTTTAGTAAGATTTTAGACTCTTCTTTAGAAGGAAGAAACTTAGAACTTTTCTTCCCTTTGTTTATTTTAGCAGAACAATGTAAAGTTTTAGATGAGTTTTTAAATATTGCAGAAGAAATAGTTCAAGAAAAGAAACAAGAAGACTTTTCAGAAAGTAGAGATGTAACTTTCTTAAACTTCTTATCTGAAAGGACTTCAGATAACTTATTTGTTTCTGTAACTAAGATAACAAGAGAGTTTGCAGAAGTAGAAGAGAATGAAGAATGGGTTACACCTGAATGGGTTGGTAGAGCTTTAAAGAGATTGGGTTTAATTGTTGAAAAGAAAAGAATGAGAACTGGAAGAGAGGTTATAATAAATTATGGAAAGGCAAAAGAAAAGCTTAGGATATTCAAATGAAAAAAAATGTTTATATTCACAGATGGATTAACCTTTTTATGTATCCACTTCGTACCTCAATTAATCCATCTGTGAGTAATACTACAGAACAAGTCCCAACTTCTTTTTATGGGGGTAGTGGATTAGGTGGAGTTGGTTTTGAGCGTACCGAATTTCCCAACCTGCTGAAGCATCACCTGGCTCTGTGTCCACTTCGTAGGAGCCATTGTTCTGTATATTCTTTAAATAAATCAGGGAGGTTTAAACTATGAAAACAATACAATGGAAAATAGTAATTGGAGATAATGAGAAAATAGCCTCATTAGAAAATGCTGTTGGTCTTCCAAAAGATAGTATAGAAAGTCATTTACTTATAATTGGAATACTTGAGAACTTAAAAACAAAACACCTTGAAGCTATTAAAACTCTTTATAAAAAAAGCATTTAAATAAAATTGTGTAAGTAAAGATAAGAAGATGATAAAGATAAGTTGCACTTTTTGTGGGAAAGAAATTGTTAATCCTTTAATTGAAAGAATTCCCACGTGCAAAAAATGTAAATTGTTAAAGAAACAATTTAAGGATATTGAAGCAGCAATGTATATGAGACAATATCGTAAAACTGAAAGAGGTATGCTTATTACTAAAGCATACCAATCGTCAGCGAATTATCATTTGTCTCAAATGAAATTTAAAATGAAAAAGAAGAAAAATGAAAAGAAAAAAAATTGAATTATGCGAGAAATGTGGCCATGAGATTAAAGATAGCCCTAAATACATAAATAACATTAAAGTTTGTTTAAGGTGCTTTAAACTTGAAAAAAATACTAACAGATTAAAGAGATGTGGTATTGAAGGAAGGAAAAGAACTTGGTTAGATGATTTGCTAATCAGATTTAATAATCCAAATCCAATATCGAAACAATTAAAAAGCAGTTTAAACTAATAATTAAAAGATGGTAGCGATGAAAGAATTAAATGACTTCTGGGAAACTTTAAAAAATTCAGAAGTTAAATTAAAAGATGTAGACAAACTTGGAAACTTATTATTTAAGGTTTCATTACAAATTAAAGAATTGGAAAAGTCGAGAGACAAATGGAAAGAGAAAGCAACAACAGGTAGCATTAAGAAGATAGATGAGTGGGCGAACTTTCATCTCTACTATAATCCGGAGACAAATCAATTTGAAGAAGATGGAATTAAAATTCCAATAGATAAATTAAAGGCTAAATTTGTTAGTATAATGGAGATGAAGGGGAAGAAGAAATGAGTGTAGTTGGAAAGATTATAGTATTGCTTGGAATGGCATTAATTGTTTTTATTCTATTTATTTTTGGATTATTCTTATCAAACTCTTACAAAGAATATAATACATACAAAACTTTTTGTGAAGATAAACCGGAATTTTGTTATTGCTCAATGTTTGCTTGTGAATATAAAACACAATGGAGTTCTGTCAATGGATTATCAAATGATACAATAGAGTTATGCGAATTAGCAAATAAATTAAATGATAAAGAAACTTTTTTTAAGGCTGGTTGTAACTAACTAAATGGCATATAACAAATGGGATCAATCAACTCCAAAAGATACAGGATGGGGTTTAATCTTTCGTCTAAATCTTATAATGGGTAAGATAGAAAATGATTTAGAGAGGGGAGATCTGGAGAAATGGAATTTACACATAGATAGAATTTATGCTAACATTATGTATAAAGATCAAGGAGAATATATTTATGATGAACATGGTAAGATTATTAATATAAAATTTTCTAAAGAAGATATTGAAATGTTTCAATTATTCGCAGAGAAGATTAAAAAGATAAAACTAAAAATAAAAACTTTAATGGCCCAAGAAGAACCAAACAAATTATTAATTCATAATGCAAAAGATGAATTATATGGCGTCCTATTTAAAAAAGATATGTGGATAAGAAAAAAAATGTTCTCACTTAAATTATACCTTCGTGAAGTTGAAAGCGATCCACGAAAGGCAATCTACGGCGGATGACTGCAGCAACTGAAAAACAAATAGAATGGTTAAAGAAAATTGGAATTGATGCTCCAGAAGGAATGACTAAAGAAGAAGCGTGGGAGTTAATTAAAAAAAATAATAGCAAACCTGAAACTATAAATCCAATAATGAATGCTAAGCTTAGAGAAGCAGTAAAAAGTTTAGGTAGTGGTATTAGGCCTGATCCAGCTACACCAAAAAGAAAAGAAGCTTACGATAATCCTGTTACTGATTTGCGTTATCGGATGGATCAATACCTTTCGGATAATTTAAAAGAGGTTCCAAAGTTTTTAAACAAGGCATGGGATTGCGTTATTATAGTTTCTGGAAATGCAAAGGTTAGAATTGGAAAATCCACTATGGCTTTACAGATCGCTTACTATTTAGCATGGTTGTTGAATGAAAATAACAAAAAAAATGGATTAGTATCCCAAGATAATCCTGTTCCGTTTGATAATACCAATGTTGTTTTTGATCCAGAGGCTTTAATGAAGACAGCTGAAAAAAAACCAAAGCATTCTGTATTAGTTTATGATGAAGGAAGAGCAGGACTTGATTCAGCTAGAGCAATGGAGAATATAAATAAAGCAATGCAGGACTTTTTTCAGGAGTGCGGACAATACGGACATGTTATCATAATTGTTCTTCCAGATTTTTTCAAACTTAATGAAACAATCGCAATTCCAAGAAGTTTATTTTTAATAAATTGTTATACAGACAAAAATTATAATCGTGGATTTTTTTCTTTTTATTCTGAACGTAAAAAAGAATTACTTTACATTATAGGAAAGAAGAAATGGGGCTCGTCTTCAAAATATTTAGCAGTAGATCATAATTTTTATGGAAAATTTAGTGATTACTTTCCAATTAACAAAGAAGAATATGATGAACAGAAGAAACAGGCATTAAAGAAGAGAAGAAAAACAAGATTAGAGGTTCGTTGGCATTTAGAAAGAGATATTGCGTGGTGGATATTGAAGAATAAGTATTCTTGTGAGCCAAAAGACATCGCCGAAGAGATGAAACGGTTCCCGGACATGAAAGTTAGTGAGTCAGTTGTAAATAAAGCACTGGCAAAAACAAAAAGATGGTTGCAGAGGGAACATTATGAAGACGATGATGAAGAAGAGCAAGAAAAATAAAAAAATTCTGGATTTTTAACTGGCAAAAAACCCAAAGCCGAAAAAAGAAGAATGAAACTTTAATATTAAATAATTTTTTTACAATAAACAGAAATATTTCCAGTAAATGCTGGGTTATGTAGTTTAAACTTACTTTTTCTGACGAAAGAGGTATTATTTCTTACCCTGATAATAATTATATATTGGAAAATCCTGCGGTGTCTAGTATTATTTAGCTTATTTTAACAAGGAATTTAACCAAAAATCAATTAATTAGATCCATTCATGCGTAAAAAACAATTAATTGGTTTAACATTTCGCCAATTAACAATTAATTATTAGGCACCACAATTAACTGATAGTTAATTGTTCGTAGTGCCTACTTATTTGCTGGAAAAGGATAACAGAATAGCCCCCAAATAATTCCAAATAATTCAAACAGATAATAAGGCAGAAACAAGAAATAATAAGGCACAAGATAAGATAACCCAACCTAACAGCACAAGAACGAAAAAAGCCCAGCATAAAGCAATAGACAACAGAAGAAGCAAGGCAATAGGAACAGCAAGAGAACAGAACAGAAGAAATTCGCATCGCATAAAAAGAAGCGATTAGAAGCCCATAGACAAGTTTAAACTATTAAACCGATACAAATATAGGTTAAAGAATAACAATCCAAAACAATCCATAAAGGAAGAATAAACAAAAGATTATTCTATTATCATAAAAGAATAACATAAAATACACAAAAATAAACACCTCAAAAAACGAGTTTAAACTATATACTCTACTTACACAATATTTAAAAAGGAGTTTAAACTATTAACTCTATGAACGAACAAGCAAACAACGAGAGTTTAAACATACCTACAAATGAAAGTTTAAACTATTCAGAATTAAGCATAAGCCAAGCCGAGCAAGAGCAAACAAGCCCAAGCATAAGCCCAAGGTTATTGAAAATGATTAAAAAAGAATTGTCGTTTAAACAACAAAGCCAAGAGCAAGAAAAAGGATTTAAGTTTAATTATTCAGCAAAACAAAAAGCCATTAATGAGATTGAGAGCGAGAAAATTTTAAGAGAGTTAAACATAGTTAATTTAAGCAACAGCGACGATAAATAAAATTATAACTATAAAATGATAACAACAAATAAATTCATAAACGAAAGGTATTTAAACCCACTATTCGTATAAATCCTATGAGCGAACAAACAAACGATATAAAACAAATACTCCAAGAAATTAAAGTTAATGGGAATTATAACGAGAAAGAATTTAAAGAATTGACTTTATGGATTGATGGAATTTTAAATGACGGCGAGGCGAAAGAATAATGGTATTTTTTTCTGTAAGAGTTGGAAGTTATTTAATTAAATATTCGCCGTTCAGCGACGACGACGAACAATATCCTATTGTAGATAAAAATAAACAAGTTTTAGATTATGTAAAAGGCACAAGAACAAACGGATATTATGTTAATCCAACAACAAAAGAAAAAGTTGAAAAAACTTTTATGTTGGTTAATAATGAAGTTAAAGAAAAATTTGAAAGAACAAAAGAAACAGACAGATTTAAAATTGTTGATAAAAATGAGATTGCCGATTTAGTAAATCCGAAAATGTATATTGTTGAGTGCGATAAATTGAAAGAAGAAATTAGGGAAAGTGGAAAAGCATTAAAATTTGGTATTTCTTTTGGTGGAAAATCAAAACCTTATTATGCGATTATTTGCTTAAATCCTATTTATAATATTTTGGAAATGTGGATTAGTAAAGGCAAAAAATCCGAGCAGTATATTTCTTATACTGAAAATTTGAAAGACAAACAAAAATTAAAAGAATTAACTTTATCTATTGACGGAATAGATAAAGCAAAAGTAGAGGACTTAATAGAACTATGAATAGTAAATTTAGGACAATTAAAAATTTATTATTTGCTCTTATTACTTTTGTAATAGGATATATTTTAGTAAGAGATATTTTAACGAGGTTATTAAAATGATAAAAACAAAAGAGGAAATAATTAAGCAGATTAATGAAACGACTTTAAGAATTGAAAAAGTAGAGTATAACGAGGATTTAACAGCAGAACAAGAGGACTTTATGCTGGAAGATGGATTAGAAAGAGCAAGAGAAGAAAGAGAAGAACAGCAAGAAAGTTTTTTGCTGGATAAAATAATGGATAAATGGAAAGAAAGACAAGACGAGGAAATGGAAAGAGCAGAAGTTAGAGCAGATTTACTAATTAAATATGGGGAAGTTGAAATAGAGGATTAAAATGGCGATATTTGATTTTGGAAGAAAACAACGACTACATACTCAAATGGTGGGTAATACAAGTGGTAGAGAAATGTTTAAGGTAGATGAGTATAATTCAGTTAAAAAATTAACTTATGGAATTGGTTTTATTATGGGAATTATTTTTACAATATTTTATTTTTTCTTTAATAATATTCCTTTAAAAGTTAAGATATTTATGGGAATTATTTTTTTAGGGTGTGGTATTTGGGAATATTTTAATATCAAACACCAAATTAAAGTGAGGAAAAGTTTATATTAAAGAGGGATTAAGATGAATAAAGATATTTTAATGTTGTGCGAGAGCATACACGACGAGGCAGATGTTTTAAAATTAGATAACAAAAAGTTTATTGCTAATATAAAATATGATGGTTGTAGAGTTATGGCGATTAAAAAAGGCGAGGATATTGTTTTATTTGGGAGAGGCGATACTATTTACAACAGCAAATTTAAAGAAGTTGTTGAAGAATTGAAACAAATTAAAGAGGATTTTATTATTGACGGCGAGATTATCTCTATTGACGACGATTTTGGAAAATTACAAAAAAGAGTTTTAACAAAAGATTTAAAGAAAATAGCACAATTACAAAAAGATATTCCTATTAAATATATGATTTTTGATATTATCTCTATTGACGGCAGAAGTATAAAAGACGAGGCACTAAAAAATAGAATAGAAATTTTAAATGATTTATTTAAAAATTATTCTTTTAACAATATTGAATCAGTTGAATATGGGGATATTTCTTTAATGCTACAAAAAGCAAAAGACAAAAATGGCGAGGGAATAATCATAAAAGATATTAACGGCACTTATGAAAGTAAGAGAAGTAAAAATTGGATTAAATATAAGTTGTTTAAGGAAACGACTTTAACTATTACAGGATTTACTGAAAATAATGCTGGAATAAGAGGCACAGACAACGAAGATAATGCCGTTCAGATTTCAGGACATAACAGCGACGAAGTTAAGGCAGTAATGGAAAAGAACGGATATTGTGAGATATTAGTCCAATATTTAAGCATAAGTAAAGATGGAAAGATGAGATTTCCAAGTTATAGGGGGTTGAAAAATGGTTAATTGTAAGCATATTGAAAAAATAAAGCAAGAAGAATATGCTACATTAACTATTGACGGATTAGCAGAAGAAGAAAAAGAAAATTCGTGTTTAAACACAAAAGAAGCAGAATTAAAAATAAATTGCGAGGGAGATGCTTGTGCGAAATGTGGCGAGGGAAAAGGCGAAATTCCTTTATGTAATGAAGATGGAACGAGTTGGGTTTGTGAAAAATGCGATAGTGAAATGTTTAATGTTAATACCGATTTAATTATTCAAGAAATAGATAAGCAAATCTCTTTTCATAAAGAAGAACACAATATTCCAGCGATTAATTCTTTAAAATATATTAAATCTGTCGTGGAGAAAGCATAATGAACGAAAAAGAAATGAAGTTATTACAAGATTATGTTAAGAAAAGGTTTAACGAAGTTGATAAGGACTACAAAACATTTGATTTATTGATAGACGATACCTTAACTTATATAGAGCAGAAGAATATTTTAGATAAAGAACTTGAAACTTTACTTCCAGCAGTAATTCCAAAATTAAAAAGAGAGTGTAGTATTGAAGAACAAAAAGTAAAAGAACAGCAAGAGGAAATGATTAAAGTAGAACAAGAGAAGCAAGAGGCAGAAATTAAGGCGAGATTTGAGAAAGAGTTAGAAAACATTACAAAAGATAGTGCTGAATTAGAAAAATTGTATTATTATCCTATTCAATATATAGAAATGGTAGCTAATAAAAATGCTAAAGGATTATTGTTATATGGAGAAACTTCATTAGGAAAATCTTATAGAGTTAAAGAAGTGCTTAAAAGATTAGGCAAAAAGGATTATCTTTTTGTTAGTGGGCATATAACCCCTATGAAATTTTATTCAAAGATGTATCAAGCAAAAGATGATTTGGTAATCTTTGATGATGTTGATATTTTAAATAATATAATTATTCTTAATATGATTAAAGCTGGACTTAATGAAAATAGTGGAAATGTTGTAGAATATCATACTTCAAAGAAGATGGATATTCCCAGCAGTTTTGTCTTTAATGGGCAGATGATTATACTTTTAAACGCTATTCCAGAAAAAAACGAGCATTTAAAGGCAATAGAAAGCAGAATTTTAAAGTATAATTTGAAATTTACAAGGGAAGAAATCCTTAAAATTATATTTGAAATCGCACACAAAAAGGAAATAGAAAATACTACTACAAAGGAACGAATTGAAGTGGCTAAATTTTTAAGGGATAACACTAATAGGGCTACAAAAAACCTTAATATTCGTCTTTATTTACAAGCAATTGACTTTTTAAGGTGGAATAAAGAGGATTGGAAAGGATTAACATTACAACAAATCCAAAATGATGAATATTCTACTCTTATAATTGAGGGGTGTGGTAAGGATAAATGGGTAGAAGAAACAGGTTTGTCTGTATCAACTTATAAAAGATTAAAGAAAAACCTTGAATTAACAAGGGCTTATGGGGTAGGAAAATGATTAAAAGGCTCAAAGGCTCACGATTTACATATGTGAGGGCAAAAAAGGTAGGCATTTTTAACGAAAAAGTTAGTGATATTCATAGTGGAAAGGCTAAAATGGTTGGTTTGTTCAGTTGTTCGTTCATACCTCTTTTCTATTTTAGCTTTTCCACTCTAATACCTTTTAAAATTTGGCGAATTGGCGAAATTTTGGCGAAATAATGGCTCAAATTAAACTATTTGGAGAGGAAGCTAACAAAATTGTAGCAAATATTCCTAAAAATTACATTTCTTTATTTGGAGATGAGGCAAATAAGAGGGTTGAAAGTGTAAAAAAGAAAGAAAAAGTGCCGAAAATGAGGAAAGGATTGATTACTATTAACTATTTAGATAGCAAGGATAATCCTTTATGTGTAGATTTTGAGGGTTTTCAAGATGGAAGTGGTTGTCCGTGTAAAGATGAAGAAGATTCAAGATTAAAACAAAGAGGAGTAGATAAATTTAGTTCAAAGCATAAGCAAGAACTAATCAATTCTCTTAAAATGTTTGAGGAATTTTTAAAATGAAAGATAAAACAAAAATTATCCTATTTTATGTCTCTGGATTAGTTGGCTTTCCTTTATGTTTCTATTTGTTGAATTTATTTCCAGAGTTATATTACTGGAGATGGATTGCTATGAATGTCTTTTTTATTATCCACTTCATATTTTTTTGCTATCTTTTTAGAGGAGAAAATTCAAGCAAAAAGCATATTTGTATTGGAAATGGTGCGGTTGGAGAAATGTTTGATAAATGGAGTAAAAAATGAGAATAACCTTTTGGACTAGACGAAGAGTGAAGTTGCTGATACCAACTTGTTCTTCCAATTTTCCTCCCTTGTAATATAATTAATTAATTTCTCTTTAAAAGCATTCAGTAATAAAACTATTTATTTAATCTATTCTGTTTAAACTTTAATGGATTGGTTTGAATATGCTCCTAGACAGAAGTTATTTTTTATTTCAATAATTTTATCCGGATTATTGGGTTGGATATTTTTCGGAGGAATTGGTTGTATTATGTTTATGGGATCTGTTTTATTTTTTGCTTTAATGTGGTGGGCTTGTAGTTAAATTTAAATAATAGGTTATTCTATTAGGACAAAAGAATAATGATAACTGAAACTCAACAAGGAGAAAGAGATGCAGAAAGTTTATCTTTAATCCCTAAATTGCATAGGCATAATTTTGTTAAGGAGGATAATTATTTTATTTGTAAATGTGGAAAGAAGATATTAAGTTTGATCCCTTCAGATAAAGAGGGAGTTCTTGAAGGAGAAATGAAAGATGGAAGGAAATATAGTGTTAGACAGGATAGGAGAAGATATTTTTTTCCAGAGGAATGGGAATTATTTATTAATTTGGTGAAGGATAAGACTCATAAGTTCTTTTTTTTGACTTGTTTGCATACTGGGGGAAGAATAATGGAAGTTCTTAATTTAAAGTATGAGGATATTGATATGGAAAGAGGGACAGTCAATTTTTCCATAGTAAAGCAAAGAAAGGCCAAAAAGAATTTTTATGCTGTCGGAAAATCAAGGGGATTTTTTGTATCAAGTGAATTTATTAAAGAATACAAGTCATTTTGTAGGGGTAGAACGATAAATCCTAAACATTACATCTTCTTAGATAATGAAAAACTTCCTGGAAATTATAATGAATTAGATAATTCACAAAGGAAGAAGTATTATGCTACAAAAGTTATCTCTTATTCTAAAATGCTAAAAAGCAAATTGAAGAAAGCTGGAATAAAAGATTGGTTTAACTTTTCTCCTCATAACCTTAGAAAAACTTATGGTATGTGGACAAGAACATTTAATTTAGGAGATGGAGAGCTGTGTTATAGAATGGGACACGATATGGATACTTATATGGCGCATTATGGTTCTTCTTTAATTTTTACGGATAATGAAAGAAGAAAGATAGCAAAGATAATTGGAGAGGTTAAATGATAAATAATTGTAAGGAGGTTATGAGAATTGAGAATGAATAAAGAAAAAGCTGAAGCATATTTAAAGAGAAAAGGAAAGAAAGTCACAAAGGAAGAAGTAGAAAAAGTGATGAAAGAAGGAAAAATTTATGGAGACCCAATAGCTATGGTTCAATAGGTTATCTGTATTTTTATTTTTGCGTTATTTGTTTTTCAAGCAACACAGATAAAATGAAAACCGAAAAGAGTGGAAAATATTTATTAAATTCGAGGGTAGATGTTGATTATACAAGTGGAAAACCAAAGATAAAGTTTGACTACCCTCCTTCAAAGAGTAAAAAAAGTTTAAAAGAAAGAAGTGAAAGAAATGCTATAACTGGAAGTAAATATTTTGGTTTATTATTAGCGGTATTAACTTGTGTTGGATTATTGTGTTATTTTTATTTATTTTATTATAGTTATGGAGATTATCCAACTTCATGTAATAGCACGTCTTTTTCAAATGGAACAGATGAATCAAGGATTAATATTACTTGTGATACTGGAAATTATACTCTCAAATATAATCCATATACACGAAATGATAAATGGGATGAGACGCAAGAGGAGATTTGGTTAGAAGCTGCGATGAAAATTGGAACAATTATCTTTATTGCTATTCTTTCTTATTTTTTGGCCTTTTTTATAATTAAATTTTTATCTAAGCGCAAGGGGTATAAAGAAAAGTTTCCAGAAATGAATGCGAAAGGAGTTAAGATGAAATATTACAAATTTACTACGAAAGATGTTGAAAATAATTTATGTGAGATACCTTCTTTTTTAAATGTAGTTTTAGAGTATAAAACTTCTGGTGATTTTAGTGAATATTTGACTAATATAAAAATAAGAGAACATAAATGGCACTATGTTAAGAGAAGAAAAGGAAAGTATAAAATTGGTAAATTGGAGAAGCAATCTTCTAATTGGTATGCACGATTTTACTTTTCTCAAACTCCCAAATCCGGTTGGTTAAAAGTTTATTATCATTAATTATTTGTTATTTTTGGTAAATGACAACAATTATAGGAAAAAGTTTAAATAGTATTATTTATTAAAATAAGTATAAGGGATAAGAAAATAAGATGAAAGCCTATATAAGTTATGAAGAAGAAGGTAAGACGATTAAAGGGATGTTTGAATTAGTTGAACAGAATTCTAATTTTATAAAAATTGAATCAAATAGAAATATTATAATTATCCCGTATCACAGGATAAATAAA